ATAATATATACTATATACTATATCATATATCATATATCTAATATTTCAATATTTAATATGTCGTACATAAGTCCGTATTACCGTTCCGGTAGAGAGAATGAAACGAAGAATGTAGATAACAACTATATGGCATCAGCCATACAGAGTGCAACATCACTGTCTAAAACAGTTGTTGATTGCCCCTTCGTTATGAACGAGAATGATTACAATTGGCTACAAGCTAGATTGGGAGGACGCACACTCCGATTGAAGAATGCAGACAATAATGGATTAAAAACAAGATCACATCCATTAGCTGCGTTTATGACTCATTACGCTTATCAACAGTGTTACTCTAGGATTAAGAATTCCAGAAGGGCTATTGATATTGGTGGTAGTTATGATAATGCACAAAATAAAGAACATCATATTTGTGCAAAAATGACTACAGACAGAGAAATGAGCAGGTACATGAATACATCTATGCGTACCAACAATGATTTGTTGTATAAATCATTAAACAATAAAAAACACCCGACGATCTGTTACCAGGGTGCAGAATTTTGCAGTTATAAAGCACCATATGCTTTTAGCGTCAACGCAAACTATGACATAACAATGCAAGATTTGGTCCGAATGTTTAATAAACATGATATCGTAGTATACGACATTTGGATGTTTTTACCAGCGTTTTTACAAAACAAAATGTTGGTGTTTGAGACACCGGTTTATCATCACCAATGTATTCAGAATGATGTGCTCTTTTATTTTAATGATTGCAGTAATGGTTACTCTCATAACTATAAAAATTGGGCAAGTTACTTGTCGACTAATGTAATTGATACACCGAATTACAGACTGGTCTTTGAAAAAATTGAAAATATCAGCGATTTTTTTAATATAAGAGTGACTAAAGTTGCTAAACCATGTATGGGCGATAGAATATTCTTTAATTACAACTTCAAGAATATTTACATGGATGAAATCGTTTTTGTTCCGAATTATTTAGTTGTGCATAACACTTACGTCAGTTACAATGATTCGTTAATCCGAGCAAAAGCAAGTTACGTTAATACTTGCATAACCCATGGAATGAAATTGCAAAGAGAAGCATTCACATGGAGCACCTTTTTTACTAATTGTCAGGCTTTTTCAAAAAGTTTAGCTTATAATACTGGAGCTCAGTTGGTATTTGAAGGTATATCTGAAATGAACAACGAATTCCAGGATCTTTGCGTTAATTTGTTTATTTATTGTGCAATAGTTAGATCAAATGTGTCATTAAAAATAACAGAAAATTTTAATAAAATAAAAATAGGTAGTAATAATTCCAGATTAAAAGACTGGTTACATGATAAAATAGCCAGCTGGAAAACTATGTTCAAAGATCAGGGGGATGGTTGGTTATCATTACTGGATCAATACGCCTATCGTAGTGAAAATGTACAAAAATTAGCTAATAGAAATGAGGAGAAACAATTTAAAATAATTACAAATATATTTAAAACAAAATTGATTACACCCAGAGAATACCTGTTCATCACGACAACACAAAATTCAACCAATGTATGCGAAGATGAAATGTGGGATATTAATAATAAGAAGAACAACAGCAATTTTGTCACAATTAAAGATGAAGAACTAAATAATGATCTGGAAAAAAATACAATCGAATCCAAACCAATAATCATTAATGATGTAGAGAAAAAATGGAAAGCAGGGCAGTGCGGTTTTGAAGCTATAAGTAATGCTATGCAAAGAACAAATAAGTCCGCTATTCGGACTAAAATCTCGCAAGCTTGTATGGATGAGTTTCTGAAATTGAGTTATATCAGCAAAGGTGCTGATTATGAGGAAATACAAGCACTGAAAGAGCGCACTAGCGATATAAGATTATTAGATGAGAATACAACATGGTTAACGATGGAAGAAATTTTCTTAATATGTTATGTTAACAACATAAATGTAATCGTCGTGATTAAAAAAGAAACATATATCTTTAGTTTTAATGAGACGGAACCAATTGTGATTAAAAATGATACTGGTACACATTGGTATTACGGTGGTAAATGTGCTGGTTATAAGTCCATCATAAGATCAGCTGAAGCAATACGTTATACTAACATTAAAACATCTAATGTTACAAGCTTGTTTCGCGAACCAACTGGTGATCACATGAAAAAGAAGATGCAAGAGTTGTTGGATTTCATCGTTAAAACTGGTTATAATTTTGTTGTAGATTTAACTGCTGCACCTGGTACGTTTGTTGAATTGATGCGAGAACAGAGGATGACATGTCTGGCACTAACGAAAACAGGTGATGAAAGGTTTTTAAAGAAGAGAAAAGGTTTAGGAATATCTGAATATAGCAACTTAAGCGTGCTTAAACAAAAATTAGTAGAATGCCATGTAAGAAGTGATAACGTTAAATTGGTGTTGGTTGTTGACTGTTTTATTGATCGGTTTGATGAGTATGAGATTTTGATGAGTTATGGTCGCAAGATTAGTTTAATTTATAAAATGGATCCGTTTAATAAAGATAGTTTAAAAGTTAATGAGTTAATTAGTAGTAACTGGTTGTATAAAGAAAACATTGTAATGGATAACACATTAATTGATAGCGGTGAAGTTTATGTCCATCTTACAAATTCGGTGATGAACAACTTCACTGATAATGTGTTTGATGTTGACGACGTCATTAATAATGATCATTTTGCTGACAGGTACAATATTGTGATTGACGCTGAGGATAAATTGGAAGATCAAGAGAAATTTATTACAGAAAAATTTACAAGTTTATGGACTCTAAATGTAGAGGAAACGTCACACAAATTATTCTGTGAAACTAACAAACTTAATTACATTAAATTGAATGATCTGAATTATGAGTACAAAACGTTTGACGGTGTAGCCGGTTCGTCAAAGACACAAGGGTTGATCAATGTTTATAAACCAGGTACTGATTACATTGTTTCACCTATCCGACCACAATCAGAGGATAAGATGATTCAAACTTACATCACTGCATTGAGAATGCTAGAGTCGGACGGAATGAAATGTCGTAATGTATATATTGATGAGTTTTCATGCATGCCAAGATCTGCAATTGCATGTTACCAATCTTATGTACAGAATGGAAAAATCAAAAATTTGTATTTAATGGGTGATAGCAAGCAAATAGGAGTTTATGATTTGATTAATGATAATTGTGTGTTGAGTGAAACTAAAAGTGTTTACCACACTGTAACAAAACGATGTCCAGCTGATGTTGTTGATTATTTGCAAGATTACATAGGTGGTGGTTTTAAAACTACAAGTAAAATACTTAAATCCATTAAATTCGTGTCTCAGATTAAAGATTTCAATGTAGATGTAGCATTAGCATTCACTCAGGATGCCAAACAATATCTGGCGTCGGAGTTTATGTTTAAAAAAATTACAACCGTTAATGAATCACAAGGTTATACGTATAAAAAAGTATTTTTACATTTGGATTCATATAGTGTGATTAGAAACTTAAACAGTGTCGAATCTATCAGACAAGTTTATGTTGCCCTAAGTCGACACACTAATGAATTGATTGTTTATCAACAGAAGGAAAATTTGAACATCATACTAAAAATTGAAGGAACGAATATTGAAAATGTGATGCAAGCTGCTATGATCAAACAAGTTGAGGGTCCACAAATTCTCGTCAACGATTTGAAAAAGGAAAGAAAGGTTTTGGATGAAAATGTGGTTGTCGATAAAAACACCGTAATCACCATATTAGAAAATGTTAACAAAACTAAATTATTTGCTCACAGAGCAGATAAGATCATTTTACCATATCGAATACCAAAGATAGACGGAACAAAAATGGTCATATCACCTGCTTTGCTGCAAGGTAATGACGTCAACGTAGAAACAAACATGATAACTGATATGAGATACTCAATACCGTATCATTCAAAAGATTCTTTTGCTACTGTATCTACGATGATCTCCAGATACGCAACTACCAAATCTGCAAAAATCGGTGATCATAAAAAATTGTTGATGAAAGGTCTAGATAAATTTGTCTCTTATGATGAATTTAAAAAGAATAAAGTGACACCGGAAGCATTGTATAAACATTTCGTTGATTATACAATTGAGTTGCAAAAGAAATTGGATGTTAATGCTGGCACTTTGATTTACAGGAATGTGGAGAAAACTACATTAATTTGGGGAAGTGATAACAAATACTGGGGTGATTTTGATTTAAAAATAGATGAAGAATTGGATGAATATATCAGTTCCAATCAATTACAATCACATTTTTATGACATACATCATATGCTCAATTCGAAAAGCACGATTAATGAGCTGGATAAGCTGGTTGATGATCCAAAAACACATGGCATCAGCTTCACCATGAAGAAACAACATAAACATGATATAACAGGAGAGAAAATGTGTGTCTTTAAGGCCGGACAAGGTGTTAGTGCTTGGTTCAAAGTTATGAATCTTTATTTTTCTGCATATTCTAGGTTTTTGACGGAAAGTTTGTTTAAATCAGTTAAAGAAAATGTGATATTAGCATTTAACAAAAGCGATGCTGAAATATCTGATGTGTTTGCAAGGTATGGAAATAAGTATAATGACCCAGAGTATAAGAACATGGACTGTGATTTTAGCGAGATGGATAAATCGCATACGAAAAGCATGCTCGATTTGGAGGTAGAGTTGTTTATGATGCAGGATGTGCCACTAGTTGTGATACAAAAGTATATCCATATTAGAACAAAATGGAATAGTTTGTATATAACTAAAGGTGGTGTTGCTAAATTAACAGGACATTTCATGCAACATTCAGGACAACCTCTGACGATTGTTGGTAATACGCTACTTAACATGGCGGTAATGGGAATGTCATATAAGTTTGATAACATTTTGTATGCGGCATTTAAGGGTGATGATTCTGACATAAGAGCGAGCGGTTTCAAGAAAATTGATGGTATGAAGACGAAAATATCAGAGGAATTTGGCTATAAGTTAAAAATACAGGAACCACGTGTATCAGAGTTTATTGCTAACATAATAACACCATACGGTTTTTACCCTGATGTTTTAAGAAGAACAGTAAAAGCAGTTACTAAAGGCTATGAATCCAAGAAAGAATGGGAAGAATCGAATAAAAACATTAAAGAAGTGTTGTCAATGATTAATGATCAAAATAAAAAATGGATGGGTTGTCAGTTGGCCGCAGTGCATTATCAAGATAATGGTCTAGCCATCACTGAAGAACAGGTGAACACTTTATTTGATTATTTAGTTATGATAAGCAAGACCAGTTTCGAGCAAATGGAATTTTTAAATGTAAAGCAGGAAATACAATATGTGGATAGTTACAAAGAAATAAATTAGATCTTTTAATGAATTAGTTTAGCAAATTATGTACATATTTTAACAAACCCCTACAATTAATAATACAACCAATCAATAATTTAATAACAAATTAAATCATAATAATAATGAATCACGAAAAAGACGCAATTGTTGGTGAACTTGGAGGTTCTAAGATAGCAGTGCAAACTACAGCTGGTGCCGCTTGGGCAAAGAAAGTTTTGCATCCACCATCTGCAATTTCTTCCGATTACTACGGTACACCCGATGCTTCAAATCCAAATGTTGTTTTGCTGGAGGTTAAAGGTGAAACTAACATTACACCATTA